ATCATTCTCGACAGTACAAATAGTGCGATTGCCCAGAATACCAAACTGAGGCAACGTGTCAGGGAACTTGGGCGTATGGTTGTCCGCATCGTCATACTCACCAAGCTTAACCTGTAAGGTTATATTTTGCAGGAACACTAAAAGGTACGTTCTAAAGCCTGCAATGCCTCGTATCGAGGCTGCACCTTCGGGAGCGTAAGCACCTACATCGATTGTTATTGAGTCGTTAGGTTCGGCATCACCGGGAAATACACCCGATGTGCCTTTCGAACTAATATAGATTTCAGTCGGTTTACGTTTTATAACGGTCAACGGTCCTGTTGTGGGAGGAACCCGAGCCGTCTCAACGATGTTCGCAACGCAATGATAGTTAGATGCCACGCATCCATACTTACCAACAGGTGTCAGAGCATTACCGCCTACAGGATCACCAAGATAATTACAAACCATGGTCGCTTTGATTTCAAGCGGTTTGGTCTTTCCGGTATGGATAACTAGGGTATCCTTAAATGGAACCCAACTAACCTGCTTGAACAGCGGTCCATCTACAATTGTATCAGCAGGGAACCCGTTCCAGATAACCGTAATACTCGCTCCGGTTGAGTCAACCTTAAGGATAACTCCGTTCTCACAAAACAGGATATGCCACGTATTGAAGTAATACCCATCGATGATTCTTGAATTGTTAACCGCCTTGATATCACAAAGGAAATGCTGTCCGTACCGCACTGCCTGCGACCCGGATGATGTACGCTGAAAGTTTACTAGGGAAACCTGAAAGTTCGGCTTCATCGACAGATCTTCGTCTATCGAGTTCCAGCCGCCGCCGAAGCCTCGAAGCGTGGACGAATCCAGCTTCGAAGCTACGCGCTTCGCCTTAGATTTCTTGAATGCACGAACCACGGGCTACTCCTGTGTGTCTCACACAGGACTTGTTGGATACCAGTTGTATGGAACTCCGCCGCCCGTTCTGCTCGGGGTAATCTTCCTGCGTGCAAGGTTCCCTGTGATTTCTTGGAACCTATCATCTGCAAGATTTTGCTGATCCTGTGCCGCTCCAGCATTGATGTCATCACCCGAAAGCGTCATCCATGCAACCGCATGAGTAATCATGTCCTCGTCGAGGTCCATGATATCATCCCAATCCCACGGATTGATCTTGCCATCCGTGTTGAACTCTCTGGGATAATGACGCCAAGCAATAACAATCTTACCAGTGGTGGTAGGAGGAATGATCTGAATCCGCTTGTACTGATAATCGGGATCGATCGTCGGTAGAGCCGTCCAGAACAAAGCACTCGTACCCTTAAGCGAGTTAGGATTGCGTCGTCGATCTAGGATCGGAATCTCGAAGTTGGAGTTTTCCGGAAAAACTGAGAAGATATCCTCGAAGTCCCTCAGATGCTGAAATATCGGATCAATGATCTTACCCGATATTCCATCTAGCTCAACAAGCGACCATGAGATAAACTGATCCCATGGATACTTCTTGTGGAAGATGTTGAACGCCCGGATGCAGTCGCGAAACATACGATCATCTGCGTATGTCTGCACGCCTGCACCCGGCACGTCGCCAAGCAACTCTTGAGCGTCTGTAACGATCTCTCGAACTGTCTTGGCCATGTTGTGTGTCTCACACTAAGCTGCGAACTGCCGGATACCGTGTAGACCACCGTTGTTATTCGCGTTGACACTTGAGTCAGCACGCATCGCAACGATGTACTCTTTAACACCGTCAGGAGCGGCAGTGGGGATATACTGTCCCCGAGGGTCGCCCGAGAGAGAAGTAGCCGGGTCGGTAAGATCAGGTGCTACCCACTTAGCGAACGCGAAGTCGATGTGAGCGTTAGCTTCCTTAGCCCACTCGATGGCTCCCTTGAACGGTAGTCCAAGGTTCGGCCCGCGTGCAACAGTCACGGCGGCTACGGCCGTGGTGTGCCCCGGCATACCCCGAGCCGCGAGGATACGATAGAAAGCTTTCTTGGTCGTACCACCAGCAACGAGGATGTCCTCGTTAAGCGGCTGACCAAGATAGTCTTCACCGATAATCCTAACGCTCGTGGAACCCGTAAGAGCAACAGTCACGGCAAGCGTGACGGTTCGACCATACGGGGTGTCTGAGAAGACAATGGGATCGGCAAGATAGCCAACCGCATTGGCAGGAAGGTTGATCGTCTGAGCACCACCGGAAGCGAGCGGCCTCCCGAGGCTAAACACATTGCCCTCATTTGCGTTGAGTGAGGTACTCCACTGCATACCGGGCACGTACATGTTGATGCCCTGCATAAAGCCTTGTCGATCCTTAAACATGAAGAGTTCTCCTATGCTGCCCGTTCATCCTCGTCCGGGTCACGCGGTTCATAATCTTTGACTGCGATGGTGCCGCGAGCTTCGGCCAGATTGATAACCATCTGTTCAAGCTCGTGGTAACTGGCTCGACGGAGTTGCGGGTCTTGAGACATGAACATCTTGCCCAAGGGAGAATTTGGATCGTTCAAGCCTTCCAGCTGAATGATCTTCGGTTCCTTGTGCAACTGATAGTGACGAAGCATAGCCATCGACTTGACCCGAATCGCATGACCTCGCGGGAAGTACACAAGGTATCCCGCGTCTTCGTCCACTAGCTTCTTCTTGATACCATCCTTGGTCCAAAAATGCTTCTCGCGTTTGATCGAACCCTCTTGCTTGACCACTACGTAAGCAAGTCTTGAACCATTGAGGATACCAGAAATAGCCATGTCAAACTCCGTGTGTCACACACAAGTTATGTGTTGGTCAGGTAAGCGTGGGTGCGGTATTGCCTCCACGAGCAAAGCTGACCTTCCCAAACGACACGGCGGCCAGTGGCATCCATGTTCCAAGGAGACGACAGCTTCTTGATCTTCATGTTCGCCCCACGCAGCACATGCAGCGTCAGGTATTCTTCGTTGATGAAGTAGGCGTCGTTCGATGCAAGCTTTTCGTCAAAAAGAAGCGGGACGCCGTTGTGGGTGGTACCACTGATTCCAAGGTTGACAAGCTTTCGACCTGTGCCGGAATCCTTGAGCTGAATTTGCTGCTTGTCTCTCGCCGCAGCTTTGTGCATACGGTAGATGTTTCGGCCAGCAAAGATAACCGTGGGTCGCGGAGAAGATTGCCCGTCCGTCGATCGGTTAAGATCAAGTTCGATGATATCATCGAAGGCTTCTTCGATATTTTCCGGGGAGAGGGTACCGTTGAAGTCATAGGACGAACTCCTCCACTGCGGCTCGGTAGCTAGATTGATGCCACCAACACTACCAACAGTAGGATCAGCAGGAATAAGATTGCCGAGCCCGTTTGGATCGGAGCCGGTACCCACGCTGGTATGATACTGTGCAAACTTTCGTTTGATCGACTCATCCAGAGCTTGAATCTTTCCCTTAAGGATTTTGAAGATTTCTGCACGACCCTGATTCTCATCCTCTTCCTGATCGGAGATAATGAGCGAGCCTACAACGCGAGACATGTAGTACTCGACAGTGCTAAACTCGTTCGTCTGATCGATCGAAACAGTGTCGTAATACTGCATCGACTGGACGTTCGGGTTGAGTCCCGTAATCAAGGGGTTGGTGATCTGAGGACCACCATCTTCGGTGACTACACGCTTTTTAGCGTGCAGATAGGCACTGACAGTGCCAGAGATCGCGGAAGCCATGATAAGCTTTGCCCGCGATCTATCCAACATAGAGTGGATGATTGTATCAAGAACCATGACTTCACCTGCTTGTGTGACTCACACGGAACTACCTGCGGGCGGTATTGCCCAGTACTTCCCGTATGATTGCGTCGTATGACATACTTGGATGGGCGGGGCCAGCGGGACCACGACCATTCACGTCACCACCAGATGGGGCCATACCCTGCCCACTTGGTAGACTCCGTGAGGGTGCCTCACGGGTGCCACTTAGTCGCTGTCTCTGAGTACGTGAGGGAGCTTGCCTTGGGTCTACCCCATTACGCATCAGGTGAAGTTGGATTTTGTCCCATATTTCTCCCAGTGACATATGCTGAAACCGGGGTTGCTGTAAAACGGCGTGGAAGATATGAGTAAAGGGAAGTGCCTCTTTCGTTCTTCCAAAGAAGTCGTTTACCTGTCTCTCCGCTTGCTGGAGGTATTGGGACTCTGTAGCTCTATTCTGTTGCTCGGTTTGCTGCTGAGTGGTAAAGTCAGCAACAGGCTTCACAGCCGCCTGCATTTCCTTACGAACCATAGCCATCATAGTTGCAGGGTCCATCCCCGAATTTGGGTCAAGACCTAGCTGAGATATATCTATACCACCTAACGCTGCGCGTGTCAAGAGGTTTTTTAACACGCCTACCGGGTCGGTCTGAGCCTGCTTGTAGTACTGAGCGGCTTCTAGAAGACCCTCTTTCGGTAGCTCATAAGCGTTAATCTGGCTGACATAGCCTTTAAGGTCAGCAAGTTCTTTCTCAAATCCGAGACCGATTTCAACAGCGCGATTGAGTTTGCCTCTCTCTTGCTGCATCTGGTTCTGGATGTTCCCAGTTGCGGCTCGTATGTAATCAGACGCTTGCTTGTGTACTCGCTGGTAGATTCGAGCTTCGGAACCAGCTCTGGCAATAAGTTCGCCGGTACGTGTATCGATAAGGTTGCCTTTTTGGTCCGAACGAAATTGAGCGCGAGGGTCAAACTTGAGTGTATTCTGCTTAAGCGGATCACTACGCGCAGGAGCCGGCGCCTCACGTGCAGCTTGCTCACGCGGTTGCTGATACTCACGCTCTTGTTGCGGAGCCCGTTCAGCGGATGATTCCTGCTCAGACCCATCTGTCTCATCGCCGGTGTCTCCATCACCCCAATCGAGAGCTTCGGTCTCCGGTGCGAGGTCCGCATCGGTCATTCCGAATGACTCTTTGATTACTTCCATACCTACGTTGTCGTCACCGTCTAGTCCGCCTGGCATTTTGTCCTCCTGTGTGTGTCACACAACTATTGCATCATCGGGGGTGGACCACCGGGCATTGCCCCAGTGGGTGGAGGCGGAGCGCCTCCGGGTGGTGGAGCACCTTGACCGCCTTGACCTGCGGCCTGTTTGAGGAACTGTGCAATCTGCTCGGGCGGCACGCCTTGTTGATGCATCTGCACAACCTTCTGTTTTACCTCTGGTGGGAGGTTCGCCAGTTCTGGCGGAATGCCACCTCCCGGTGCAGGGGGACCGCCACCGGGAGGGCCGCCACCTCCACCAGCGGGTGCTCCACCACCCGGTTGGGGAGGCGGAGGACCGTTCTGGCCGGGCTGGGGTGGAGCTTGCGCGCCTGTCGAGTTCCCCCGCATCATGTTCATTTCCATTTCCTTCTCCATCAAGTCCCAATCTTCGGGCTTGATGACAACTTCGGTAAACGCTTGCTCTAGAACACGAAGCGCAACTTTCATGCTTGTCATGGGAGCGGCGGAAGCGAACTGCCCTATGGCCTGAGCGACTTGAATAGCCTCTTTCTTCTTAAACACACTGTTCGGTTTCTCACTCGTACCCGGTACAATATCTAAGGCAAATCGTTTGTTGTACTCTTCGAGGGACATGTTCTGCCAGCCTTCGGAGAGCTTTTTCCCAATAAGACCTTCGACCTCGGGCTTGGACATGTTTTGTACGCATTGCTCCAATAGAGCTTTGCATAGGTCTGCCATGACATCTTCAACAACTTCAATCTTTGCTCCAACAGACATTATAGCTGCGTCTTGGTAGCTTTGCACACTCGCTTCATTAGTATTAGTCTTAAACTGCACACCTCTGATCGCATCAGAAGTATTTGATATTCGGTTAATGGAGTTGATAGTTGGCTCTTTGTTAAAGAGAGCTTCGTACTGGAGGCTTGGCGGGCTAAGAGCCTCGAAGACATCTCCGATCTTGGTGCCTTCTGGTACCTTGACACCGACGACGCTTTGCTCATCGCTAAATCCTCTCTTGACAGCCTGCATCAGAAGTTCAGCATCTGCTTGAGACAATTTATGCGAGTTGTAAAAGAAGAAATTGAAAATAGAGTTGCGAATGCGCGAGACTTGTCTATTAATTTGGTTAATCTCGTCTTGTTGATCTAAGTAATAGGATACCTCACCAACGGTTGTAGTTTGTCCAGTGGACAATCCGAATCCAATAATGAAGTAAGGAAAAAATCGCGTTGTTTTAGTATAGTTGTCCCATACCCAAAGCGGATATGTCCAATCATCAGCCGCGAACAAGGCAGTTCGTCTTGTAGCTTTATCCCATACCATCCAACACTCAGTATAATACAAAGACCTGTAACCGCCGACTTCTTCATTCTCTTGGAAAGAAGTCTCCGCGCCAAGGGTCTCCAAGACCAGTCCATAGGCGTCGTCTTTGGTGTTTCCACTTCCGCTAGTAAATACAGCCTTATGCGAGGGTTTGAAGATGTAATAGTAACAATCTTTGTCGTCACCTCTACGGGTAAATTTGTGCTTGAGGAAGTTAGTAGGGATGAAACACCGCTCTGCCATCCATCCGGCGTCTGTGCCATCGGGCATCTCGCTTACTGGGTCTACGACGAGATTCTTCGCCATTACATTCTTAAGTTTTGGCCCACCTGACTCAAAGACATTTACGACCGACTCGATTGCTGCGAGCTTTCCGTATGCGCTTTCCAACGCCTTTGCGTTCTTCGCCTTCTCGATCTCTTTGGTCACTTCGACTAGGCTGTCCATTGCGGAGTCGCTGGAGTCGGCTTTTAAGACATAATCCAGTTTTAGCACACCAAAGTTCGTCATGAGGGCAACGCCAACGGCCTTCTTTACCTTTGGCTTGCAGTTGAGCAGATTCTTGCCCTTGAGCAAGGCATTCAGGAGTGAATGTGCGCATTCTGCGAACTTCTCATCCTCCTTGTCAGTCGTATTAACGGCAATGTCGGGATCTC